AACTCTAATATATAAGGCCACGCAAATATACCATTCGGGTCTTGAAACGGTGCCTGAGGTGCATATGGCAAATCATTCGTCAGGAAGAACGCATAATATTCATCATTCAACGATAGACCAGTCAGGTCTGGTAACCACCAAATCGGGTTTGCTGCTCTTACTAACATGTTTAATCATCCTTGATTAAAGTTACTTATTTAATAATTGTTTCAATATATCGTATGCACCATATGAAGCCGCACTAATACCAACTGGTACTCCAAAATTCTTTAAAGTATTTATTTGAGATTTTTTATTTTTTGACTTTTTTAACATTTCTTCCAATTCTGGATGAATTTCTTTAAATTTTGAAAATGGTTTTGATATTTCAGAAAATACTTTTTCTGGATTTTTTGGTATAAGTCTTTTATTCTGATCAACCATTTTTGATATTGCTCTAGTAGCAGGAGTTGCAGTTTTAGTGGCTGTATTGTGATATGTTTTTATATAATCTTTATAATCTGCTCTAGCTTCTTGTAATTTATCAGCTAAATCATTACGACCTACATTTTTAAAATGTTCATGTATCGCATCATTAATTTTCTCTCTTAATGATAACATTTCAATTCCTTTATATCTTTCAGCTTGTAATTTTGATGACGTATGAGAAACTCCAAAATTTCCTAAATCTGATTGCAAACTTCTTAAAGATTCATAATCTCCTGTTTTTGCTTTATCTAATAATTTATTAAACGCATCAGATTTTGGTAAATAGTTTTCATCTTCAATAGTTTTTACTATTTTATCTGCATCAGGAATTTTATCTATTCCACTTTCATAAGCTTCATTTTGTATAGAAGAAAATTTATTTTCTGATGCCTCTTTTCTTAAATCATGTTTAGACTGTATTTCGGAAATTGGTTTTTCAAAATCTATTTTATTAAATACTGCTGGTCTTTCAATCTTTGATAATGATTTTCCTAAACCCTTAGCTAAAGACATACCTGGTTTTATTCCACCAATAATATTAGAGCCAACAGGTAATGCTTCTCTAAATAATTCCTCTCCTTTCTCTCCAGTCAATCCAACAGTATCACCTATTGCTTTTGACATGTCTGGAGTATTAAAATATTTTGTTAGTTTATTTAATTCTTTAGGTAATAATCCTACTTTTTCAGCATAATTTATTGCATTACCAGGTATATTTAATAAACTATATGCTAAATCTGGTATTCCTGCTGATGCTGCTCTAGCAGCATGAGAGGAATCTTTTTTTCCTAATTCATATGATTCTTTCCATTTCTGGGGCAAATTACTTACCCAATTTCCTGCTTTATAAACTTGGTTTTTTAAATCTTCTGCTACTTGCGGAATTGCTTTTATTTGCTGTCTAGGATTCATAGGATTTTCAGACAACATTTCAAGTAAATCATGAGGATTAAAAATACTTCTTTCTCGTGGTTTTTCAACATTAGAATTTTCTTCTTGTTGTTCATTTGAATTTAATCTTTTTAATAATTCTGGGTCGGTAACGTGTCTACCTTCAGACTCTTCTTCTGAGGAATTTAATCTCTTTAATAATTCTGGGTCAGTTACTCTCTGCATTAGTATTCCCAGTCTCCATTTGCATTTTTAGTATAGGTAATACCATCAATTGTTTTTGAAGTTTTACCTTGAGTATTTTCATTCATTCCAGATTTATTGGAACTAGATGCACTAGCAACACCAGTTGAAACAGACAATCTTGCTTTTAATCCTTCCTCTAAAGCATCAGTAAATGCTTTCTGTGCTTCTGCTCTTGCTGTTGAAGATAATCTTGGCCAAAATGCTTTTATTCTTTGCATACCTGATTTAATTAATTCATGAGTATTTGTAACGCCAGAACGTGAACCAGCTTGATTAGTTTGTAATTGTGCAATTTCAAATTGTATCTGTTGACCTGCTATAAATTTTCCTAATCTTTTTTGTGATGCTTCATCAGTTTTAAAAGTATCTAAAAATTGCTCAGGCGACATATTCGCATAAGTTGTTGCATATGGTTCATTATATTTTATTGCCAGAGGACTTAAAACGTTTATTTCTGCTGATGCCTGTTTAGCCCTAACAAGAGGAACTATTACACCAGAATATGTTCCTGTTTTTGCAAGAGCATTTAATTGATCTAAAGAAGCAGGAGACAAAGGGTTTAATTTTTTTCCTTTATATGTATCTCCACCTGATCTAAGTATATTAGCAGCATTTCTTATATCTTCAGGAGTTTTTAATTCAGGATTATCACGTGCAACTTCATTTTGATAAGCATTTGCTAATTGTATAGAAGCTACTCCACGACCACTTTCTCCTTCTGATACTCTATCTGCATATCTTAAAGATTTTTTATATTCATTACTATCCACACCATATTTCTGTAAAATTTTGTCAGAATCTTCTAATGCTTTTCCATAACTAGCTGACATAGATGATTCATCTTTATTTAATAATTTCTGCGCTCTTATTTCTCCATTAGGATAAGTATCATAACGAATACCATTAATATTTGTTGTATCGACTTTTGGTATCTTAAAACCACCATGTTCATAACCAGGAAATTTATTCCAATTATTACGAGAAGAATCTCCTTTTCTAAAAATAATTTCTTCCCCTGCATCTAACCTTTTTTTCATATTTTTCAGATTGTCCATAGGAGATAATTGTTGAGGTTGTCCTAATTGGTTTGAAGGATTTCTTCTATTCATTAATTCAATAAAATTATTTCTATCACGAAGTTGATCTTCTTTAGCAGCCCTGTTTGGACTATTTACTCTATTCATTAACTCCATAAAATTATCTTTATCTCTTTGCTGATAATTTTGTTGTGAAGGATTCATTCCACCTAATTGTTGATTACCCATAGTGGATGGAACGCCTTGTTGTCCTGTATTTCCTTTTCCAACACCAAATAGTTCATTGAAAATTCTTTGTTCTCTAGCGTCTTTTTCAGCAGCACGTTGCTTCTCTTGTCGTTGTATATCAACTAATGCTTGATGATATTTAGTGGTTTCCGCTAATTCCTTGGCCTGCTGCGCTAACGAACCCTGATGATATCGTCCAGTCTCTGCCAGTTCCTGTTGCTTAATTCTGTTCTGCATTATATTGTGCAAAATATTACGATAGTCTTGTGAAGCACCGACAAGTTGTTCACCAGGATCTCCAGGTAAAGGTATATTTAATGGCACAATAAAATCTCCTTATGATAAGAATCCACCACCACCTCCACCCATTTGACCTCCACCATACATATTCGCACCAGCTCTCAAAAATTGTCCGAAAAGATTACCAGGTGCTCTTTCTTGTCCGAATGCCATTTGAGCCATTCCCTGTCCATACTGATTCCCTTGACCTAACAAATTACCAGCATAATTCCCAGCCAAATTAGCACCTGTGTTATACATATTCTGTGAAAGTCCTAATCCTTCCAAATATTGCGCCATCATCATCTTTAGATACTGCTCACGTTCTTTAGAGACGATATCACCAGCACCTTGCTGTATATTCCCAAGTGCTGCGCTACTGCCATTCAATCCCATAGAACTCGCTGCATCGAGTCCTGCGCCCTTATTCATCTCAAGCATACGTTGAGCATAAGGAGATGTTTCATAACTTAATGCAAATCGACCCATTAGTTGTTCTGGGTTCATTAACGATTGGATGCCTTGATTAAGTGTTCCGTATTGGTCTAACCCGTGTTGATTGTAGGGGTCAATATAGCCTTGAGATTGCCTGCGCGCTTCTTCATATTGTTTACGATATTCTTCTGCTGCTTTTTCATATGCTTCTTCTGGGTGTAAGAAAGAATGAATAGATTTACCGAATACTGGTTTTCCCAATCCGCCTTCTACAATATCATCTAAAAATCCCATATTTATGTCCTCATCCTTGAGGGTTTTGTGAAAATGCCTGATATGCTATTATAGCAGAAGCACCAGGGTCTGCACTAAATGTGACTGTAAATTGGTTAGTTCCAGGTGTAACACTTCCAATAGTTGTTGGATTTGTTGAAAATACTAATCTCGCTTGTACAAATCCATTCATTGTTAATCCTATTTGTGGAACTACATATGGAGTCGCAGGAGATACCCATACTGCAAAACCACCAATATCCAAAGTATTAACAGACAAAATATTATTATTGATATTGCTAATCGTAATAATAGTAGAATTAAGTATATCAACGGAATTGCTCAACCAGTTTTTCATGTCAGGACCAAATTCTGTTTGCTCTAGAATTGGTGAATCAAGCACGTTAAAATTAATTGGATCCACCACTGACCCTCCTAACATTCATTACGCCACCTAATACAACAATAGGTACCATACTAACGCAAACTAATTTGTATGTTCGATTACGAGAACATCCTAATTGATACCAACGCATTTTCCATATATATTCACCCATTTGCGCAAACTGCCTAACATCAGCAGAATTAAATGATACACCACCATCATCAGACCAATAGAGTTCTACCGTTGGATTGAATACATTGTTGTATGTATTATCTAAAACAGAAGGTGTATTTGAACCATCTCTAATTATATAAATTGGTTGTCCTTCAATATCAGGTTCCTCATCAACCATATATATTGGTGAACCAGGCAAAGAATTTTCACCAATTATAAAATTAGTATTAACAAAAGGGTTTGTTGAAAAACTAATATTGCTCTCACCAAACACAAAATCAATTTCTGCATATTCAGTTTCAAATTCTGAATAATCTTTTTCAGAAATAATCGGTAATACACGTTCATATCTCATTGGATAAGCAATATAAGCATCAGGGGCTTGTGGATTTGTTTGGTTGTCATTTCTTACTTCATTAAAGTAATACTGTCCAGACATGTTATAAATAGTATTTTCACCGATTACTGATACCAAATGTTTGTAATTAAAAAATATATGAAATTGCACACGATTACGTTCACCATTTAATTCTATTAATCTGTGCCAGTCATTTGTTTCAAAATTAAATTCAATACTATCGTTTTGTATTTCCTGGTCTAAAATTCCTGTTCCAGTATAATCACCACCAGAAAATCGATAAAAAATAGTGTTTTCATATTGGTACAAAAACCCATTTGAATTAGGAGATAAAAAAGGATTTGCCGCGCCAAAGTCATTAGTATATTTTTGAAGAAGTGTATCGACTGCTTTTGTACTTAATACTTTTGGTTGATCAGAACCATAACTGACCATGAATTGCAATAAACCATCACTGTTTCTTGCTAAAAATACCATCTGCCCGAAATCAATATCTAGTGACGTTGGATTAGCAATTCCAAAATTCCAATCGTATGACGAGTTTTTCTTCCATGGAAAAGTAACGCCCGTTCCAGAAAATAAAGCAGGAGTATTTGACCATACCCCAGTTGTGTAATCAGTGAAAATATATAATTGATTGTTCAATACACCCATTTGTCTAATCAAACCATTTTCTTGAGCAAAAACGGCACCTGTTGGATTTGTAAAACAAGTAGTAGGATTAAATGTATTTCCTCCAAGATTAATAATAGATAAAAAAACCTGTGAACTATTAGCTACTGATACTGCTATTCTATTTCCAAATGTAGCAATAAAACCTGGTTTTGTTAATTTACCATCTTGCATAAATATTCCAGGAGAATTAGGGTCATCTACTTGACTGAATATTCCAGTATCTTCCCTGTAAATATAAATATGGTTTTCATCAACAAAACATGAAAATACAATTGTATTAATAACTAAAAACGCAAAATATATTGGTCCTGCAAAAGTAGACAATGGCACTAATGAAGTAATATTTACCTGATTATATTGAGTATCAATCCTTAAAATACTGTTACCAACTACAACATATGAATAATTGATGCTCTTAAATATTTCTCGCGGTTCACTTGCAAATATTAATTCATTAGTACCAAGATAATTAATATGTGATCTGCCCATTGCTGGATACATTGCAGTAGTTTTTTTACCATCTTTTGCTTGTACAACATACCAATTGGCTGCATCTTCAGGAGAAAATTGTTTAAAACGTTGGACATTGTATTTTCCAACGATGGGGAGTTCTTTTATTTCAAATTGTCCATCTTTAGTAGCGGCACCCATTACACGCCAGCCCGTAATCGCCAACTACCATTAAGGTAACTTTCATTAGCGCTATCAATTACTAAATCCATAGCAGATGAAGATTCCATTTCATCCATAGCAGCCTGTAATTTTCTTTCTAATTTCTCATCCCATCCAGATGACCTTCCTTTATAAAATGCTAACTGTTCAGCTAGTGCCAACTTCAAAAATTTATACTGGTACAAAGGAAACATCGACATATTGTCATTCTGTCCTAAATATGGAAGCTCAAACTTTCCATATACGAACAATGTATATAATTGAGATGGAGCAGGATAAAGTTGCATAGTCGTTAAATTAAGATCATTTGTAATAATAATAAAACGAGGCAACCCTTGTTGAGGTTGGAATTTATAACTACCAAAAAACACACCGCGAGATTCGTCAATCAATGGATAATCAACACCATCAAGGTTCAACCATGCTCTTTGTAAATTTGCTAATCTGCCTTCTATTACATCAGGCAAAGGTATTACACTAGGATCTCCAAATGTTACAAACTGCTGCCCAATAGCAACATTAAATGTGATCTTTTTTGCGATAGTCAGATAAAGTGCAATTGCGCTATACGATTTTATTAATTCGTTGAGAAACTGAATGCCTTTTTCCATATCGTTGCCATACGGAGGAATAGTAGGGCTATTGGCACTAATCAGTTGATAAGAATCTTGTACAAATTGTTTAACTGTCTGAGAAAACAACATCCTTTTGCTTCCTTGTCTTAGGAACAGTTACAAGTCCTTCCTGGACTTGTGTGGAAAACCAAATACCACTAGACGTCAACTCTTCAAATTCTTTATAAGAATTTGCAAGTTTTGTATCTCCATTCTTCGCGTATACCCAAGACCTAAATGTTGCTTTATCAACCCATCTTCCTAAATATTGGAATTGTCCTGCATGTACGTCTTTTATGTTTTTTAATTTATTTTCCATCGTATTCACTCCAAAAAAAGACCGTCATTCAAAGGAATTAAAATGACGGTCTAACGTTTACGACATCACTCGGACTGCAAACTCAGGGTTATTTTCTTCACCTGCAATGATATCTATACGATCTAATTGCAAGTAATTACGAATATCTGCACCAAGAGAATAAGTCATCGCCACTTTATACAGATCACTATATGAAGTGACTGCTTCAACACCACCTTTCAATTCTTTGATTGGAGGTGCAGCAAACACTATTGCTTGGTTGTGAAATGCGATAGATACATTATGGTTTGTGGCTAAATATACAAATGCGCCGTTTGGAATAGCTTGAGAAATGTTTTGTCTTGCCCCACTGATTACTATCGTAGGACTTACTGTAACAGTTGCAACTCCACTACCATTTGATGCAGTTGTTGATAAAACAACAAATTGAGCAGTCTGTGATAATGGTTGATATGTTAATGGATTTACCATAAACACACCTGATGCTGCATCAATAGTAAGAATGTCTCCTACATTGAAGGGCGCAGGATTATTAATGGTAAGGCCTGTTAAAGTTAATGTATTTCCACCTACAACGGGGCCTAATGTAATTGCACCCGCTGAAACATACCCAGTTGGAGGAGTACCAACAGCTCCGCCAGGTACACCAGCAATTTGTCTATTCAAGAAGTTAGTCTTGAAGAAATCAAATCCAGACAAATGTCCAATAAACCCATCTAATAATGCACCTCGGTTTACCGTCATATTGAAGGTACCGAATAATGCTTTATTTAAACTTGCTGAAACAGCAGGACTATTTGCAAAATAACGGTTTCCATCTTCAGGGATACCTAGTTCTGTCATGTATGCATCTACATCGAACACTGTATCTTGAGTAATCGGTACTGTTCCGCCAGGCGTACCAATAGCTTGGTAGGTAGACAACTGGAATTTAGTACCAATGAAAGATTCGACCATATTTGCTAAACGTTTAGCACGAGGGTTTAACATCATGTCTAAGTAAGGTTGATCACGCGCACGGTCGAAAGTTAGTTCGAAACCAGAAAATTCAACCATAGTATGAAATTGCTGATCAATAGTAAGCGGCCTGACGACTTGAACGCGCGCTTCAGACGTTGCAGTAGCACCAAATCCTCCGATATATCTTTCTTCCAAGCGATAATTGATCGTTTGGCCAGTAGCGTATTTTAGCCCTTTGAAGTCACCTTCAAGATTGCGATTAGCTACCTTGGCAAAATTTAAATAATTAATAAATCGAACGAAAGTTTCATCAAGAATATATTGCGTAGTTTGAAAAGAATTAGATAAAGACATATTTTGTCGCTCCGTGACAAATAA